CGCATGGCTTCGTATAATTATATTCAACTTGTTAATGATGTCCTAATCCGCTTGCGAGAGCCAGAGGCTTCTTCTGTCTCGGATAACGCCTATGTAAAGCTCATAGCTCGTTATGTCAATGACTCCAAGCGTCAAGTTGAAGATTCCTATAACTGGAATTCTTTGACAGAAACATTGTCGGCAACAACAACGGCTGATGTATTTAACTATGTCCTTGTTGGTTCAGGACAACGCTTTCGTGTTATCGATGTTCTAAACGATACCGATAACTTTTTTGTTGAGAATGTTCCTACTGTATGGATGGATCAGCAGTTCTTGTTGACAACCCCGCAGAAAGGAAGTCCAAAGTATTATAACTTTAATGGAACTGATAACAACGGCGATACTCAGGTAGATTTATTCCCTATTCCTAATGGGTCTTATAATCTACGCTTTAACTTAATAAAGCCACAAGAGCCACTTGTGAACAACGCTGATACGCTATTGGTTCCGCACGAGCCAGTGATCTTAGGTGCATTGGCTAGGGCGCAAGCAGAGCGTGGAGAAGACGGCGGTGTTCAGTCCGGTGAGACCTATGTACTGTATCGCCAGAGTTTGTCGGATGCAATCTCGCTAGAGTCGAATCGTTATATTGAAGAAACCCAGTGGAACTGGATCTAAATGGCTAGTCAATTCCTAACGCAGTCAATTGCTGCTCCGGGCTTTTATGGACTCAATCTACAAGAGTCCAGCATTACTTTGTCGTCAGGCTTTGCTCTAAAAGCACAGAACTGCATTATCGACAAGTACGGTCGTATCGGAGCAAGACGAGGATGGGCAGCAGTTAACAGCTCAGTTAATACTGACTTAGGTGCTGCTAATCCTGTTGAGTTTATATTTGAAGTCGTTGATGGCGGTAGTAACCAAGTCATCAGCGCTGGTAATAACAAGTTATTTGTCGGTACAACGACAATGACTACTAAGACAGTACGTAATACTAATAACAATGGCAACGCTACCTATACGATTACTGCTAACGACTGGCAAGGTGCTGCTCTATCGTATGGCGATGTAAGCGATTTCCAGCCTCATGTGTACTTAGCACAGGCTGGTCATCCGATGTTAGTATGGCACGAACTTCCTGTGGCAGGAGGAGCTTTTGATGCTCACGATAGCGGTACATTTGGATTTCAGCGTGTAGGAGATGATGCTAAGTTACCATCTAATCACAGCACTTCTACGTTTGCACCCAGCTGGGTCTTGTCTGCTTACGGTAGAATCTGGTGTGGTGGTATCTCAGGAGATACACAAACTGTGTACTTCAGTGACTTACTAGCTGGTACAGACTTCTTAAACGGATCTGCTGGATACTTAAACCTACAAGAAGTTCTTCCTAATGGAGATCCTGTAGTAGCTGCTGCAGCGCACAACGGATATATTATATTCTTTGGTCGTAAGAATACAGCAATATATGCTAATCCATTAGATACAGCATCGTTGACCTTAGTAGAAGTATTAAACAATGTTGGCTGTATTGCTCGTGATTCAGTTCAGAGTATCGGTACAGATGTATTCTTCTTATCCGATGCTGGTGTGCGTAGTTTACAGCGAGTGATTCAAGAAAAGTCATTGCCTATGCGTGATGTCTCTAAGAATGTTCGTGATGAATTGATGTCGGCAGTAGCATCAGAAACAGATTTAACCAAGATTAAGAGTATTTATTACGAAAGAGATGCAATCTATCTCTTGACTTTACCAACCACTAGGTTTACTTATTGTTTTGATACTCGTGGTTCGTTACAAGACGGCTCTGCTCGTGTTACAATTTGGGACAACATTGATCCGAAAGCCTTTTTTGTAACACAGAATAAAGAATTGTATATTGGTAAACCCGGATACATCGGGAAATACTACGGACATTCTGATAATGGAACTTCGTATCGTTTACAGTATTTTACCAATTACTTTGACTTTGATGCGTCAACTTCCTTGAAGATTCTAAAGAAGATTGGCTGGGTATTGATTGGTGGAACTAATCAGTCTGTTGCGGTAAAGTGGGGATTTGATTATACCGAAGGTTATCAAGCAACTACCTATAACTTAGATACTGCTGTCGTATACGAATACGGTATCGGTGAATACAACATCGCTGAGTATTCATCTGGGATTGTTTTAGATCGTTTCTCCGTGAATGCTGGCGGACAAGGAACTGTAATGCAACTTGGCTTAGAAGCCGACATTAATGGTAATCCTTTATCGATTCAGAAGATTGATATTGGAATCAAAAAAGGAAAGACTTTAGTCTAAGGATATAACATGGCAAATTATGTAAAGGCAACTAATTTTACAGCTAAAGATAGCTTACCATCAGGTAACTCCGGTAAGATTATTAAAGGCTCTGAGATTGATACCGAGTTAACTGCAATCGCTTCTGCTATTTCATCTAAAGCAGATACAAACAGTCCAGCTCTTACTGGTACTCCTACTGCTCCTACGGCAGCAGCAACAACTAATACGACACAGATTGCCACTACTGCTTATGTTCGTGGAGAGATCAACTCTTTAGGCACTATTGGTACGATGGCTGCTCAGAATGCCAACGCTGTAGCAATTACTGGTGGAAGCATCGCTGGTATCACCGATTTAGCAGTTGCTGACGGAGGCACTGGTGCTTCTTCGTTTACCGCTAATGCTGTATTACTTGGTAACGGTACTTCCGCATTACAAACCGTTGCTCCCGGCTCTAACGGTAATATTCTAACTTCTAACGGAACTACTTGGCAATCCACAACTCCTGCTTCTATTAAAGGCTTAGGTTTAGGCGGAGAAGTTTGGAATGATATGACAGGTAGTCGTAGTTTTAATACTCAATACACAAACAATCGTGCTTATCCTATTGCTGTGACTGCCAGAACAACTTGCTCAACAGGTTCAGCTATTGCTTTTATTGTTAATGGTGTAAATATTTTAGAATTTAGCTGGCAGTTTAATGGTTGCGGATCTTTTGGTGGTGGTTTTGTTATTGTTCCCCCAGGGCAGACTTATCAGTTAAATAGCGGACAAGGCTTAAATTTTTGGCGTGAGCTTTTTTAAGGATAAATGATGAAACACTATAAAGACGCAGACAATAAACTATTTGGTATTGAAGAAGGGCAGCCAGTACCTGCTGGTTTAACCGAAATTACTAAAATTGAAGCCGAGCGTATTGGTAAACTAAATTATGAAGCACAGCGTGAAGCGGAAATTGCTAAGATGGACTATGTTCGTCAACGCTTGACTGCTTATCCTGAACTCGGTGAGTTTGTCGATGCTTGGGTTAAGAACGACACAGCAGCACTAGAAGAGTATCGTCAGAAGTGTTTAGAAGTAAAAGCTAAGTTTCCAAAACCATTTTAAATGGATTATTAAGATATGAATAATATTAAACAAACCGCAGCTAAATTAGCCGAATATGGTCGCAATGGCGATACAATGCTGGCGCATATTACTCCACAGGAAGCGGGGTTGTTAAAAGGATTAGGCGGATCTGGTACAATTAATCCTAAAACTGGTCTTCCTGAGTACTTTTTGGGTAGCGTGGTTGGCGGACTTCTTGGAGGTATCGGTGGAGTAATCTCCGGTAGTAAAGCCTCTGATGCCGCTGCAGCACAAGCACAAGCAAATAGAGAAGCTGCAAATACAGCACGACAAATGGCTCAGTTTAGACCTATTGGTATTCGTACTGGGTTTGGTTCTTCTAACTTTACAGTAGATGATTTAGGTCGAGTAACTAATGCTGGATATACCCTTAGTCCAGAATTACAGACAATTTCTAATCGTTTGTTAACAGGCGCTGGTCAATATGATCCTACGCAGATTCAACAATTACTGATTCCGTCATTAGGTACAAGTGTATCTTCGCTATTTAATCTCGGTCAAGGCTATCTTGCTGAGAATCCACAAGAAGCAGCCCAACAATTTGTAAACCAACAGACAGCTCTTTTAGCCCCTAGTCGTGCTGCAGAGTTTGGCAGAATTAATGCTCGAAACTTTGCTACTGGTAGAGGCGGTTTAGGTGTTAATACAGGAACTGGTGGAGCGCCTTCTAATCCTGCATTACAGGCATACTATAATTCAATAGCACGACAAGATTTAGAACTTGCTGCTCGTGGACAAGAAGCTGGAAGAGAACAAGCTCGTTTTGGTGCTGGTCTCTTGTCAAGTGCTACAGAACTTGGTCGTCAGATTCCTTCAATCCAGTCTGGATCATTCTTGCCAATTGCAACTCAGTTAGAACTAGCAAGATCTATAGAAAGCATGGGACAAGATCCATTCCGGTTAAGTTTAGAATTAGCTCGTTTACAGTCTGGTGCAAATACTCCAGCAGCGGATATTTACAGATCCGGTATGAATACTGCGGCAGCAAATCAGTTCAGAGCAGATTCGTTTAGTCCATTAGGTTCGTTCCTAAGCGGTGGCGGTAGTGGAGCTATTACAGGACTATTTAGCGGCTTTGGCGGAGGAGGCGGTGGCGGTATCGTTCCGGGAAGCGCAGCAGCGTTAGCCAGAGGCGGTAGTGAAGGTAGTTTAACTTGGAGAGATTAAGATGGCGGAAAATATTGTAAACAGTTTATTTGGGATTGATCCAAACGCTCTTCAGCAACAACGAGCCGCTATCGATACTTCAAATGCTTATCGCTTTGCACAATTAGACCCATTTGAGAGAGCTAATATGGCTCTGTATCAATCTGGCGCTCAGATTGGTCGTGGAGTTACTCAGTTACTTGGCGGTGATGAGCAACTTAATCGTGCTACACAAGTACGACAGTTAGCTTCGCAGTTTGATATGACCAGCGCTGATGGACTGCGTCAGTTTGCTCAGGCAGTTGCTCCGTTTGCTCCTGAAGTTGCTCAACAAGCAGTTCGTCGTTCTGATGAGATTATAACAACTGGATTAAAACAGGCTGAACTACAAACTCAATCGATTCGTAATATTGCTACTGCTAATCGAGAAAAAATTCAACAAATTGGGCAGACACCTGACGGTCGTCAAGTATACCAAGCTGGAGACGAGCAATATGTTCTTTCTGAAGGCGGTCAGCGTGTTCCATATTATGGACGACTTGAAAGCAAAACGCCTAAGAATGAAATTAAAAATATTTTACCGGGTGCAAAAAATGTTTTAGATATAGATAAGAAAGATGCTGAAGATATATTAAAACAGAGAAATTCCTTAGAAAAATCTATTCCTTTACTAGAAAATTCAGTTGCTCAATTAGATCGAGGAATTATTGGCGGTACATTCTCTGATGCTAGAACAGCACTTGCAACAGGACTGACCAGTATTGGTATTAAAGATCCTAACATTACGAAATATTTAGCTAATACAAAAACTTTCAATGCTAATCGTATAGAACTAGCAACAGCAATTGCAAAACAATTAGGAGTTAATCCTACCGATAGAGACTTCCAAGCCTCTTTAGATAGGTTTGCGGCTGCAAGTGAAAATCCTGCATCATCCAAGATTTTCTTAACTGAAATGCTTGCGTTAAAACGCCAGCAATTAACTGATGCTAATAATGCGTTAAATTATTTCAGACAAAATGAAGGTTCATTTGCTGGGTACGATAGACCGCTTCCTCGTGCGTTTTCAACCACTGGAAATGAGTTATCATCTATGACTGACGAACAACTTCGTCAAGAAATTAATAAGCGTAAAAACCCACAGAAAAAGTAAGGATTATTAAATGGCAACTTTGGAAGAATTAGAAGCCGAATTAGCTCGTCGTGAAAGAGATTCAAGATCTTTTACTGATCAGATTATATCAGGCGGAAAGGCTTTAGTTGGTGGAGCGCAATCTGGAGCAACTGGATTAGTAGCTTTTCCAGCCGAAGTAGCGAGTATTCCATTACAAGCAGCTGGCTCAGCAGCTCCGTTCGGGTTGTCTGCTTCGCCTACAGCAATAGCAAGAGAAAGATTTCAAATACCGCCAGAACCCCAATCAGGTGCAGAACAGTTTCTGTATCGTTTTGGTGAGGGAGCAGCCCCGGCAATGGCGTTTGCAGCTCCTTCGTATTTAGCTGGTCCAGTAGTCGGTACTGTTGCTACAGGAACGGCAGGATTAATTGGCGGTTTGTCTAATGTCGCTGGTAAATATTTATTTCCAGAGTCGCCTACAGGACAATTAGCAGTCGGCGTTTTACCGGGATTGTTTTCAGGAATGGCAACACGAGTACGCCGCAATGTACCGGAAACAGGAACACCATCTGTATCTGCGGATACCGGTATTCCAATGACAGCTGGACAACGAACTGGTTCAGAAGCAGCTCTTCGTCAAGAAAAAGCTGTGTCTGTTAGTGAAGGCGGTGCGCCAATATTCAAACAGTTTAATTTAAACCAAGCCAATACTGCTGAAGATTTTGCTACTAAAATACAACAATTTAGTGCTAATCCTAATTTAACTGCTACGGATATTAACAAAGGAGTTATTGACGCTGTTAACTATCAAAACAATCGTTTAGTCAATCGATTTAGAGCGCAAAATAAAGTAAACTTTGGAGAAGCAAAGAAAGTAGCTGGTAATGAGCCTATTTTTGGTACTGATAATTTAAACACAACTTTAGATAATCAAATTGCATTATATTCTAGCGATAAAATGCCAGCCGAGTTACGAGCTATTGCTGACAAACTGCGTGATTTAAAAGGTTCTATGACCAAGCAAGCAGAACCTTCTTTAATTGTAGGACCTGATGGTCAACCCGCAGTTGTTATTCCTGAACAAACACAAAAATTAACAATTGATGAACTTCAGAAAAACTTAGAATCGTGGGGCAAAGCAGCTAAAAGCGGTGAATACTCTATGCCGGGTGGTACAGACAACATTTTCAAAGGCGTTGCTCCCGGCACTGTAAAAAACATTGCTCGTCAGGTTTTAAACGGATTTAAAGATGATTTAGATGTTGCTGTGTCGTCTGGTGTCAAAGGAGCAAAAGAACTCCAGAAAGCTAGAGATCAGTTTAGAGACGGTTTAAGAGAGTTAGACGCTTATGCAGAAACTCCGTTTGTCAAGTATTTTATGAAAGACAATCCGTCAGCATTAGATGCAACTGAGTCAGTACAACGATTAGCTCAAGCTACGCCAACAGAGCGTATTGTAATGTTAAACATCTTAGGTAATTCCCGTCCAGACATTGTCGCATCGCTGAGAAAAACACAGATGGACGAACTAGTAGCATCTTCGCAGGGTAATCCAGAAGCATTATTAAGTAGTTTACGAACAGTTATAAATCAAAAGTCGCAACAAGGATCAGTCGGCTTAAATGACTTTTTCTTTCCTACTAAAGCAGAACAAGCTAAAGCTAAAGTATTGATTAGAGATTTAGAAAGCATTACTAGAAAACCAGTAGGAGCAGCAGAATCTATACAGGCTCAAGTTCAAGGAATTACAACAGAAGCAGCTGCTGTTACTGGAGGATGGACTATTGGTAAAGCAGTGTCTGCAATTCAAGATACTGTAAATCTTGTGTCTGGAGCAGCCTCTAGTTCAGAGAAACTTGCATGGATGATGACGAATCCACAAGGCAGAGAAATGCTGCGTTACTTAGCAAATCAAAAAGTAAGTAATAAGCCATTGCCACAAAAGTATGCAGATTCATTAAACTTTTTAGCAAAATATTCTGCAGTTGGAACAGTTCCCACAACTCGTGGTGCTGATTTATCAATGGAACCTTCTCTTCCTTCTAATATATCTTTAGATGATTTAGAGGCAGAGTTAAGACGCAGGGAAACACAATAATGGATCCATTAACAGCTCTAGCAGCCTTTGGTCCTTTAGTCGTTGATTTAGGCAAGTCTTTAATTGCTCGATTTGTAGCTCCTGAAGAGTTCAAACCAGCAACGATTGAACAGTATGTTCAGATGCGCCAAGTCGACCTAGATATGTTTAAGGCGATGAATGAGGCTGGCGGGTCTAACCCGTCTTATCCTTGGGTTGAGGCTGTAGTGAGGCTTATGCGCCCCTCTATAGCACTCATTGTGCTTGGTACTTGGTGTTATATGGAAATTACAGGAGACGCTAGTGATACTGTTAGCAATTTTGCTTCTGCCGTTGGTTTTTATCTATTTGGCGACCGGACTCTCTTTTATGCCCGTAAAGGCTTAAAGTAATGGGATTCGCTTTAGGTTCACGGTCAAAAGAACGCTTAGTTGGAGTTGATCCAAGGCTTGTTAAAGTAGTCGAAAGAGCCATCGAGCTAACTGAGGTAGATTTTACCGTCCTAGAAGGTCTTAGAAGCCCTGAGAGGCAAAAACAACTTGTCAGTGAGGGTTTCAGTCAAACTTTGAAATCAAAGCATCTGACGGGTCATGCAGTCGATTTAGGGGCATTGGTGAACGGTACTGTATCTTGGGACAAGAAACACTATCACAC